GCATCTACCGCAGCTGATACTTTGAGAAATCAAACAGGTCCTACTGCAGGAGCTTTTTTATTATATGAAGCATCTAAAAGAATGGGTGCTAATATAGGTTCTGGAAGTATTGGTATCCCAACCAAATATGGAAAATTTAAATTGGGAACTCAAAATATTGGTGGGTCTAAAGGTGTTAAATTATCATTTGACATGGACAAAAGTATTCTTGGAAAATTAGAACAAAGGTTAATGAAATAATGGCTAAAAAGGGAAGAAAAAACAAAGCTCACATAAATAAACAATTATGGGATAGGTCAAATAGTACAGACAGAACTAAATGGCGTAGTAAAAGTCAAAAAGGATATGATTTTTATCTTGACGAACAACTTAGTAAAGATGAAGAAACGTCACTAGAAGAATCTGGAATGCCTTCTTTTACTATTAATAGGATTCTTCCTATTGTAGAAATAATGAAATATTTTGTTACAGCTAATAGTCCTAGATGGAAAGCTGTTGGTGCAACTGGAGATGATACAGATATTGCTCAAGTTCATTCTGATATATCTGATTATTGTTGGCATGCATCTAATGGAAATTCTATTTATGGTCAAGTTGTATTAGATAGTCTTGTAAAAGGTGTTGGTTATTTTTTAATAGATGTAGACCAAGATGCTGACCATGGAAAAGGAGAAGTGACTTTTAGTAGGATAGACCCTTATGATGTATTCGTAGACCCTTCAAGTCGTGACTTCTTATTTAGAGATGCTGGTTTTATAATGATAAAGAAAAACCTATCTAAAACACAATTGAAAAATTTGTTTCCACAACACGCAGCTAAAATAAACAAGATTAATTCTAGTACTGATAATTCATCTAGTTATAGTCAGAGAGACTTAGAATCTTCTAAAATTATTCAACCTGAAGATGTAACCTTTGGTTTAAATCCAGAAGGAGAAGAAGACCAGATTATAGCTTATTATGAAAACTATACTAAAGTAAAGATTCCATTTGTAAATGCATTTATAAGAATACCTTTGACAAAAGAACAAGAAGAACAATTACAACAATCAGTAGATGTTCAATTACAAGAATTTCAAGCAGAAACAGAAGTCCAATTACAAGAAAATATATTATCAATACAACAATCTTTAGAATCTGGAGAAATTATTCCAGAAAGAGCAGAGTTAGAAATTAAAAAAGCTCAACAAATGATGGAAACTGCAATTCAAGAAAAGCAACAAGAATTGATGTCAGCAGCGCAAGAAGAAATGAGTAAAGTAGAGCAAGTAGTTCTTCGTAAAGAAGAATTTGATAATATGATTAAAGGTGATTCTTTTAAAAACTCAGTTGTTGATTTTGTTAATTTTTTTGAAACTAGAATTAAATTGTGTTGTAGTGTAGGTGATGATGTATTTTTATATGAATATGAATTACCTATTACAGAATATCCTATAGTTCCCATTCCATATTTATATACTGGAACTCCTTATCCGATGTCAGCAGTAATGCCTTTGATTGGTAAACAACAAGAAATAAATAAAGCACACCAAATAATGGTTCACAATGCAAATCTAGCATCTAATCTTAGATGGTTATATGAAGAAGGTTCTGTAGATGAATCTGAATGGGAACAATATTCTTCTTCGCCTGGAGCATTGTTAAAATACAGGCAAGGATTTCAACCTCCTACTCCAGTATTACCTGCTCCTATTAATAATGCATTTTATAGTATTACTCAAGAAGGTAAATCTGATGCAGAGTATATATCTGGAGTCCCTTCTGCTATGATGGGATTTACGCAACAACAAGCAGAAACTTATAGAGGTTTACTTGCAAATGATGAGTTTGGAACAAGAAGATTAAAATCTTGGATGTCTACTATTGTAGAACCTGCATTAGAACATATTGGTAAAGTTTTCCAAATGGTAGCACAAAAGCATTATCAAATTGATAAAGTATTTAGAATTGTTCAACCTGAAGCAGGACAAGAACCAGACCAAGATAAAGAAGTAAGAGTCAATATTCCAATATTTAATGACTTTGGACAAGCTATTGGTAAATGGATGGATTATGAAAGTGGAAAATTTGATGTAAGAATTGTAGCGGGTGCAACATTACCACTTAATAGATGGGCTTTATTAGAAGAATATTTTAGATGGTTTCAAGCAGGATTGATTGATGATGTTGCAATGATAGCTGAAACTGATATAAGAAATAAAAAACAATTAGTAGATAGAAAAAGTGTATATTCACAATTACAATCTCAAGTAGAGCAAATGACTGAAGCTATGAAAGATAAAGAAGGAACTATTGAAACATTAGAAAGACAATTAGTTCAAGCTGGTATTAAAATGAAAGTTCAGCAAGGTGAAAGTGAAGTTAGAAAAGAAGTATTATCTACAGAAGCTCAGCAAAAATTACTAAGAGGAATGATGCAAAATGAATTTCAAAATGCAAAGAAAGACATACAAAGAGAAGTAAAAGATGCTGTTTTACAAGCAAAAATTGATTCAAAAAAAGACTTTGATAAGAACAAAGAAAAATAATAAATTTCATAAACATAAAAAGGATATATTATGAGTGAAAATGTACAATTAGGTAACGTTCCCAATGGAGCCCCCGAAAGTGCGCCTATGAGTTCTGATGGTTTTTTCGAGGCCCTAGATACTCAAGTAAATGGTGGTATATTGGATGCCCCACCTTCGCAAGAACAGACAACCTCTCAATCGTTAGAAGATGCTGGAAATCAGTTTCTTCAAGAACAACAACAAAAAGAGAGCCCTGTTGAAGGTCAGGCGGATATTGAAAATCTGCAAAAAAGGTATAGTGATTCAAGTCGTGAAGCCCAACGTCTTAACGGTAAGCTTACAGAACTTGAACCTTATATGCCTATACTCGATGCAATGAGAGAAGACCCTAACTTAATTACTCATGTGAGGAATTATTTTCAGGGTGGAGGTCAAGCCCCAGTTTCTATGAAGGAACAACTTAATCTAAATGAAGATTTTGTATTTGACCCAGATGAAGCAATGTCAAACGCTGATTCAGATTCAGCTAAAGTTTTAGGAGCTACAATTGATGGAGTAGTCCAAAAAAGGCTTAATGATGCTTTGAGTACGCAGAAAAGTGAAAATATTAGACTCACAAAAGAGTCTGAGTTTCGTTCTAAATACAATTTATCAGAAGACCAATGGAAAACTTTTGTTAGTTTTGCAAAGAATAAAACTTTACAATTAGATGATATATATTATTTAATGAATAAAGGTCAGCGAGAACAGAATATCGCACAGAGCGCAAATCAAGAGGTTACAAACCAAATGAAGAAAGTTCAACAGCGACCACAGTCATTAGCTTCTCAGGGAAGTGCTTCCGAGCCACAAAAATCTCCAGATGATTCAGTTTTTGAAGAAATCTTGGGTATTGACACAACATTAGAGAGTGTATTAGGCAGATAGTCTAATACTTTAATTAAGTCAATAACAGTAGTCGATAAGACTACAAGGAGAAGGACAAATGGCCGATATATTCGGATTATCCGATTCTACTGGTTTGACTGAGAGTGGTTCAGCTATAGCGGGTTCAGCGCTTAGCACAGGTGACCTGAGGCGGAAGTATAACTTCGGCGACAGAGTATCTGAGTTAGCAATAGCACAAGACCCGTTTTTTAGATTCTTGTCAAAAGTTTCTAAGAAGCCAACTGACGACCATCAGTTCAAATTCACAGAAAGACGTCCATCTTACCATAAACGATATGGATATGTAACTGCACATGGTACATCACGCGCAGGCATGGTGACAAACACCGCAGAAGTTACAGCAAGCAATATTGACCCAGGCGACACTTATTATTTTCAGTTTATGACTGACTATAAAAGTGCTGGTAACATTGGTCAAGTTCGAGGTTCATCTAACTCAATTCAAGTTGGTGATGACGGAACTCAACCAAAGTTTATCATTCCTGGTCAATTAATCAAGATACCATTTTCAAGTACAGATGATTCAGCAGCAGCTGCAACAGCTATGTCAGTTCAAGACTACATAGTTGTTCGTGTTGAAGAAGCTACCTCTACTGGTACTGGTACTAGAGCAGCAAATAAAAATGCTGTTGATTGCAAATGTGTCGTAGTAAAAGACCTTGACACCGATACTAACAATGAGTTAGCTGGTTGGGGTGCTGGTGGAACTGCAAACGAAAGTCTTGCTGGTTCTAACACTACAGATGCAGAGTTCGCAGCTTTTACAATGATACAATTGGAAGGCGCTCGTTCACACGTGGTTGGTAATTCATTTGGACAGGGTAGTGGATACCCAGAAACATGGAAAGACAATCCTTTCTCAACTGGATACGGACTTACTCAGATTTTCAAAACTTCGTTGGCAATGGATAACACAACTCGTGCCACTGTAACTAAGTATGAACCTAATGAGTATGCTCGTGTTTGGCGAGAAAAATTAATTGAG